GCCTAAGACGGATACACAGCGCCTTAGAGAGCTTAAGGAGTTGATGATTCGTTCTGGGGGTAAGGATGTTGCTGAGAAGGTGATTGAGATTGCGCTCAATGATGATCATCCTGGTCAGATGGCTGCGTTGAAGATGTGTCTTGACCGGACGTTGCCTATGTCTATGTTTGAGAAGGACAAGTCTCAGAGGTCTGCAGTGACGATCAACATCACGGGTCTTGGCGCACCAGCACCACTTGTAGAGGATATTACGGATGTCTGATCTGAACTTCTCACTGCTTCCTTGGCAACAAGAGGTCTATACAGACACGACTCGGTTTAAGGTAATCGCAGCTGGACGGCGGTGTGGCAAGTCTCGGTTAGCGGCTACAACGCTAATCATTGAGGGGCTACGCTGTCCACAAGGCTCGGCGGTGCTGTACGTCTCCCCAACCATGGGGCAGTCCAGACAGATCATCTGGGACTTGCTGCTTGATTTGGGCAGAGAAGTCATCCAGTCCAGCCATGTCAACAACCTAGACATTACCCTGATAAACGGGGCGAGAATCTACGTCCGTGGGGCTGATAGACCGGATACCCTTCGTGGAGTCTCCTTAACCTATGCGGTGCTGGACGAGGTAGCCGACATCAAGCCCGAGGCTTGGGAACAGGTTATTCGTGCTTCTCTATCCGACAGGAAAGGCCGTTGCATGATGATCGGCACTCCGAAAGGGCGCAACTGGTTCTTTGACTTGTACAACTTAGGGCAAGACGGTACTGATCCTGAATGGAAGTCCTGGCACTTCACCACTGCCGACAACCCCTTGATCGACCCAACGGAGATTGAGTCAGCCAAGAAAACCCTGTCTTCCTTCTCGTTTAAGCAAGAATACATGGCGTCTTTCTCCAATGCTGGCGCGGACGTGTTTAAAGAGGAGTGGATCAAATACGGGGTTGAGCCTGAACACGGAAGCTACTATGTGGCAGTGGACTTGGCTGGCTTTGAGGAGGTCGCTAAACAAGCGGCCAATGCTAAGAAGCGGCTAGACGAATCGGCCATTGCGGTAGTTAAAGTGACGGAAGATGGCAAATGGTGGGTCAAATCGATAGAACACGGACGCTGGGATATCCGCGAGACAGCCTCTAAGATTTTGATGGCAATGCGGGAATACCGGCCTTTGTCTATCGGCATTGAGAAGGGGGCGCTAAAGAACGCTGTTCTGCCGTATCTGAGTGATTTGATGAGAAAAAACAATGTCTACAGCCACATTGTCGATTTAACCCACGGCAATCGTAAGAAAACAGATAGAATCATCTGGTCGCTTCAAGGAAGGTTTGAGCATGGCCGAGTCATCCTGAACAGCGAAGAAGACTGGTATTATTTTATTGACCAACTTCTGATGTATCCCTCGCAGGGTGTGCATGATGACTTGCCGGATGCGCTGTCATATATCGACCAATTGGCCGTGACAAGCTACTTTGAGCAAGACGATGACGATGCGTGGGAGCCGATGGACGTAATAAGCGGGGTCTAGCATGGATCAAAATGAGTTCGACGAACCAACAGAGAACGACAAAGAGCTAACCTCCTTTGTCATTGACCACTGTGACCGCTGGCGCGACTGGCGCGACACAAACTTTCTACCCGACTATCTAGAATACGAGCGCATCTTCCGTGGCGAATGGGCTGCGGAAGACAAGACGCGAGAGTCTGAGCGCAGCCGAATCGTAACCCCTGCCACCCAACAAGCAGTGGAGACACGCCACGCTGAGATCATGGAAGCCATCTTTGGTCAGGGTGAGTTCTTTGACATTGAAGACGATCTCAAAGATGTCAACGGCAATCCGTTAGATGTAGAGGCGCTTAAAGCCCAGTTGATGGAAGACTTTAAGCAAGACAAGATTAGAAAAGCTATCGACCAGATCGAGTTGATGGCTGAAATCTATGGCACTGGCATTGGCGAGATCGTTGTCAAGACGGAAAAAATCTTTGAACCTGCCACCCAGCCGATACCAGGCCAGATGGGTCAAGCTGCCATTGGTGTGGTGGAGAAAAGCCGCATTGCGGTAAAAATCACGCCTGTCAACCCTAAGAATTTCTTGTTCGACCCCAATGGGACATCTATTGATGACTGCATGGGCGTGGCGATTGAGAAGTTTGTCAGCATCCACAAAGTAGTCGAGGGCATCGAAAAGGGCATCTACCGCAAGGTAAACATTACTACCGGTGACGAAGACACTGACCTTGAGCCAACCCAAGAAGTAAGCCAGTACAGAGACGGAAAGGTGCGGCTGCTGACGTACTACGGCCTTGTGCCAAGGGAGTACTTGACCGAAAAGGACGAGGAAATAGAAGAATTATTCCCTGAAGACTCGGTTGCTGATGATTACTCTAACATGGTGGAAGCCATTGTCGTCATTGCCAACGAGGGTTTGCTGCTTAAAGCAGAAGAAAACCCGTACATGATGAAGGACAGGCCAGTTCTGTCTTATCAGGACGATACTGTCCCGAATCGGCTGCTGGGTCGAGGTACTGTTGAGAAGGCCTACAACATGCAGAAGGCTATTGACGCTCAAGTGCGTAGCCATCTGGACTCACTGGCGTTGACTACCAGCCCAATGATTGGTTTGGACGCATCTAGACTGCCACGGGGCGCTAAGTTTGAGGTAAAACCTGGCAAAGCCTTCTTGGTCAACGGTAACCCTGCTGAGATTCTCTACCCTTTCAAGTTTGGCGAGACAAGTCTAAACAATCTGAACACGGCCAAAGAGTTTGAGCGCATGTTGCTGCAAGCTACCGGAACGATGGATGGTCAGGGCATGGTCAGCCAAGGCAATCGGGACGGCGCTGGCATGTCAATGGCAGTGGCTACGATCATTAAGAAGTACAAACGCACATTGGTGAACTTTCAAGAGGATTTCTTGATCCCGTTCATCCAAAAGGCGGCGTTCAGGTACATGCAGTTCGACCCAGAGCGTTATCCATCGGTCGACATGAAGTTCATTCCGACGGCTACGCTGGGCATCATTGCAAGAGAGTACGAGCAGCAGCAGTTTGTTGGTCTGTTGCAGACTCTTGGCCCAAATACGCCAGTGCTGCCGATTATCTTGAAGGGCATTTTTGCCAATTCCAGCCTGTCTAACAGGTATGAAATGATTGCGGCCTTGGATCAGATGAGCCAGCCCAACCCAGAGGCACAGCAACTAGAGCAAGCCCAACAGCAGTTGGCTTTACAAGCAGCACAGGCTCAAATTGCGGTCAGCACGACTCAGGCCGAGCAGAATCGGGCAGAGGCGCAGAAGTTGTCGGTGGAAACGCAACTTATGCCGCAAGAGGTTCAAGCCAAGGTGTTGGCCTCGGCAACTAAGAATCTCCCATCTGGCAACGAGAGCAATGAGTTTGACAAACGGGTCAAGATTGCGGAGTTGATGCTCAAAGAAGCGGACATCAAGAACAAGTCTAAGATCGTTGAGTTGCAGATGGCAAACAAACAAGAGAATCTACGCTCAGTAGAAAATGATTTCCTTGACCAACTTTCGGGAGCATTGAAATGATTGATCTCGATTTAATGTCTGACGATGACAAGCTAGCGGCGTTAGAGTCAATCCACAAGTCGATTGCTGAAAGCAAGGAAGTCCAAAAGCAAAAGATTGCAGCCAATGTTAATTTGGTGCTGCAAGCTCTAAAGAAGATGGAGTCCGACATTCGGGCGAGGTACGACGAAACCGGCAAAGCAATTGAGAAGCGGGTTGCCAATATCAAAGATGGTCGTGATGGGCAAGACGGTGTAGATGGCAAATCTGGAAAGGACGGAAGGCCAGGTCGTGATGGGTTGCCAGGTGCTCGCGGTATTGACGGGCTGAACGGCAGCAACGGTATTGATGGTGAAGACGGTGTGTCGGTTGTCAATGCAAATATTGACTTTGACGGCAGCTTGATCATTACCTTGTCAGACGGACGAGAATTAAATGTTGGTGAGGTTGTCTCGCAAGACTTGGCTCAAAAGATACAAGTTATCAGCACCATGTCGACCAACGGAGCGGTGGGCATTAGTGACGAGGGCAGCTCGATCTCCACGGGTGTGAAGAACATCAACTTCGTTGGTGCTACTGTTACCGCTACAAATTCTGGTGATGATGTCACTGTCAACGTTAGCGCGGGAACAGGAACGGTGACAAGTGTCGCTGTATCTGGTGGCTCTACAGGTCTGACAACAAGCGGTGGGCCAATCACCACAACCGGCACGATTACCTTGGGCGGGACTCTTGCCACTGCCAACGGCGGTACGGGGAATGCTACAGGTACAGCCACAATTAACGCAAACTTGACCGGCGATGTCACCTCTATTGGCAACGCATCAACGCTTGCAACGGTAAATAGCAATGTGGGTGCGTTCACAAATGCCAACATTACAGTCAATGCCAAAGGCTTGATCACCGCTGCTGCAAGCGGATCACCTGGCGGGGTTACATCCGTTACTGGAACAAGCCCCGTGCTGTCTTCTGGCGGCACAACACCGGACATTAGCTTGGCCTCGGGCTACGGCGACACGCTCAACCCTTACGCCAGCAAGACGGCCAACTTTGTGCTGGCTGCACCCAACGGGTCTGCGGGTGTACCGACATTCCGCGCTGTTGTTGCGGCTGACATTCCTACGCTTAATCAAAGCACCACCGGCAGCGCAGCCACTCTGACCACAGGCCGCACAATTGCTGTCACGGGGGATTTGGCCTACACCAGCCCGTCATTTGACGGATCAACCAATGTTACTGCTGCTGGCACACTGGCGACTGTTAACTCTAATGTCGGCTCGTTCACGGCGGCAAACATTACGGTCAATGCCAAGGGTCTGATTACTGCGGCATCTAACGGAACTGCTGGCGCGACTATCAGCAACGACACGACTACGGCAAGCAACCTCTACCCTCTCTTTGCTGCGGTCACTAGCGGAACGCCGACAACAATCTACACCAGCGACCCCAAGTACTTGTACAAGCCAAGCACTGGCGAGTTGCAAGCCTCCGCAGTGGTGGCCTCCAACGGCTTAGTAGTCAATTCCAATACCGTGGCAACTAGTTACAGCATCCCAAGCGGTAGCAGTGCCATGAGCGCAGGGCCAATGAGTGTTTCTGGTGGCATCACAGTAACAGTACCTTCGGGTTCAAGATGGGTGGTTTTATGAGCTTAATTTTAGACGGCACAAACGGCCTTTCTGATGTGGACGGCACAGCAGCCGCCCCTGCTATTCGTGGCACTGATGCCAACACAGGCATCTTCTTCCCTGCTGCTGACCAAGTTGCAATTACTACGGGCGGTACGCAAAGAGCAGTGGTGGATGCCAGCGGCAATGTGGGGATCGGGACGGCTTCGCCAGCACAAAAGCTAAGTGTAAATGGCGCTGACGGCTCAAACAACGTCGCTTTGTTCACTAGAAGTGGCGGCTCAAATATGTATTTATACGTTGACTCAGGTGCAAACGTAGGTTTTTTTACTGGGTCTAACGCAGCCGGTTCTGGCGTATATGCAAACGCTACATCCAATACTGTTCAGTTCAACACCAACGGCTCAGAACGCGCCCGTATCGACTCCAGCGGCAATGTAATAATTGGTGGAACTACATCAAGTGCAAAACTAACTGTTTTTTCTGACATTTCATTGCGTTCAGGGGCTGCTGAATTATCAAAAATTAATGGTCAAACGGCAACTTCTGTTTCAACTAGTGCAACTAACATTCTTGCAGCTTCTTTTGGTTATGGAGCTTTAGCAATAGTTAATGGATATTCTGGTGCTGCTGCTTTTTGTGATTTAGTCTTTTTTGGTAATGTCACAGCATCTGCTGTAAGTAGTCAAACTGTTAGTGGCTCTCCTGCTGCAAGAACATATACGGCTGTAAGCGGACAGTTAAAACTTGCAATGGCATCTG